TGGTTCTAACCCCCCTCTTCCATCAGGCACACCCTCAAAGAATCCCTCTTCATCGACAGCATCACAAAATCTTCCTATTTTATACAGCTCCCACTTATTGATATCTGAAGAATCAATATGTTGACCTAAACCATATCTAGTATTTACTAATAAGTCATATAGAATCCAAGCTGGATTATCTGTCCAACCTTCTTTTAAAGTACCATCCCAGTCACCAATATAAATCTGTTTGTTTGTATCAGAAGCTGTATCAAATTCTGATTTGCGGTCGTAATATCTTTTATCTTTTTTTGGACCCGTAGCTTCAGTGGGGTGATAATTTACTGGTATTTTTACGCGCTTCAATCTTGCGTCAAAAGACCTTTGAGGCATTCCAGAAAAGTTCTTAGAATCTATCTTTGTACCAATGATGGCTGAGAAAGGATACGTTAAGTTTACAGGTATAATCTCAGTTACCTTAAAAAAGGTTAATTCTTTAGATATTAAAATTGAAAAAGTTTCTGTAGATAATTTACTGACTTTAACATATCTTTTTTCTGGAGAAGAGTATACGTTATTTTCTGAATAATTATTTACTCTTGGCAAATAGTATGGGGTAGATAAATCAGCGTCTTCACTTAGATTTGTTACGTCTCTAATATGTGAATGCTGCTCTTCTGTCCCTTCGTTAAGCGGGTTGCCTATATCTATTAAAGTCGGCCCTTCTATGAGAGCAGATATTCTATAAGTTCTTGAGGCTGTAGGTTGTAATGATCCGTCAGAAAGTATTTTCCCTACTTCAATTTGAACGTTCATTATCGCTGGTAGTTTATCTCCAGCTGTAAAATCTCTAGCTTTCGGCTCCGAAACATAAGACGTTTCAATAGTATCAAAAAGACTATCTATCCTAAGAGTAACGAAAACTTCAGTAACATTAGGGTTTTGCACCACATAAGTAATCGGAGAAGCTGCTTCCTCTAACTCATATTCTCGACTATTATTATTCCAAGAAGAGAAGGAAGTTGATGGCTCAGACCCACGACCCCGTATATTATCATTACTACCCTCATCAATTGGTAAGCCTTGAGACAAAGTTAGATTAGGGCCATCGAATTCAGACTCTAACATATTAATATTCTCTTTATTGAAGGAGATATTCTTCTTTAATCTCTGAACTTGGCCATTGGTTTTGAATGGGCCATAGACATTTTTGTCTACAGATTTATCTATATTTATTTTATTAAAATATTTAAATGGAGATTGCTTCTCGTTACCCCATCTTGATTCAATTAAAACATTATTGTAGTTGTATTTTGAGCTTGTTAAGGAATTATTAAGCTTTTCAGTTAGAGAGAGGGTCGATATTTTTTTTAATTCAGATATGGTTTTATCTATATCGTGAGACTCCTCTTTTAAAAATGGCTTAAGCGCGACTCCTTCATACAGATTCACATTGCCATCATATAAATTTCCTCCTGCTGCTAGAAATTCCGATCTGTTTTTGTTTACCTGTGCCTCCCTAGTCTGACTTAACGTCTGGAATGAAGCGAATTGAGGGATGTGTAAAAATACAGCCCCAAGAACATCTTCGCCAGTTTGAACCACACCATTTTCATCGCATATTGGAATTAACAAATCTATGTAACTGGAATTTCTTACAATGGGAGACTCTTTGCCGTTAGAATCAGTAAATGTAAACCTAACTTGTGTTGGATCTTGAAATGTCACGGCAGACGTACCATTCAAAATATCTCGTTTGGGATAGTAAGTTATAAGATATCCAGCATCATCGCGAGTATAATAAAGTTGATCTCGCAAGCTGCCTATGCTGCGTTCCTGCCAACCTGTACCAAAAAAAGCGTTCATTTTGGTCTCTATGAGCGACCTCATAAAAGCGTTGTTTTTGTAAGTTACATTATACGCATTTGTTAAAACACCAATAAAAGTCTCTGTCCCATCTCTCTCCTTCCCTCCGATTTTGAATGCTCCAATTGCGTCAATTATTCTTGGTTTGCCGTTAATATCTCTAGGTCCAACTCTACTATTTGGATCATAATTTTTGTAAAAACCTACAATAAGTTCTGTTGTGCTAGCACTTAGGTTAGCTCGTAAGTCACTGTCATTCAACACATTGGCCCAAAGAAAACTAACTCTGTACCCCACCGACGACCTGATCATATTATAAGATTCTGAATCAGAGTCATAATTATATTTCTTTTTACTGGAGTTGTTTTTGCTAGCGCTTAGTGACGTAAAATCCTCGCGCGAGGAAAGAGCAATTAAAGGATCTACACCATCAACAAGGTTCTCCCAAGTTATGAGCTGATTTGTCACATCATTGCCTACGCTATACTCTTGATTAACGTGAGTTATATCATTTATTGTAACACTTGATTTTCCACCTTGATCTGCCACCTTTAAATTTTGAAAAGTGCTAGAAATATCTACATTTATTTTTTTAAAATCTGTTACTGTCTTTTCATTTTCAGAGTCTTCAGTATTACTAGCTATTGAAACAGGGGTCGCATCCAAGTAAACCCCTCTTGAAATATCTTTAGTTTCTAACAGATTACCTTTTGAGTCCACCAAACCTTCAATAGGTCCATCTGAAATAAGATCGAGTGTCTCCACAAAACTAAATGATGATCCAAACTGAAAATCACCTATTTTTGGAGGGGATAAGACCGCAGGTTTAACCTTGGGTTTTTTACCCGCTCCATACAGCCTCTTTTTTCTAGATAGATGATTCATAATTTACAAGCTAGGATTAGAAATCTCTACATCTGATTGTTGATAAGTAAGACCGTCTTCGTTTTGAGGCACATAAGTATCAGATTGCATTGCATCCACAGTCCTAACAGTTTGAGGTAGAGACTTCATTGATGACTGAATTACGCTAGATCCAACTTTTAATCTTCCGTAACCTATTGGTAGTGGAGAACCCTGAGCGGTCAAATTAATTAGACTACTACTAAACATTAAAGATTTACTGTCTCCACCCACAGTTTGTTCACCACCATCAATAGTACCCGGGTCCATAAGAGCATATTGTATAGCTGTACTAAGCAACATAAGAAAAAGTGATATGCCGAAATCCGCAGCACCTACAATAAAAGGCACAAAATCTATCTCTTTAGGATTTTTGTTGTCTAAAAAAGTCTTTTTACTTAGTCTTTCCTTGTTTACAATAATTTCGTAAGTAAAACCCTGTTTCTGTAAATCCATAACAGTCTTTCGGAAACCGCCCCTATTAACATCTATAGCCCTGATTACGTCTCTGGGCTTATCTATATCCATTTTGAACACTTTGCCATATTTTTGAGCTAAAATCCCATGTAATCTAATAGTTGTCATAATCCTCCTTAAACCTGTTATGTATATTTACATCTGTTTCTAGATTTTGTGGCTCATAAAGATTAAATTTTTTAGTTTCTAAACTGTATATGAGAAAGGGTATGCAGCAATTATTACACATTTTTACATCAAACTCTGAGGGCTGCTCATCCACGTTGATATGGCTATGGTATATAGCGACCATATCAAATTTATCTTTGAAGATTAGATACTCCAAAGGGTCTAGCATGAAGTTGCTTCTAGGGTCTTCTGATATATTTTCCAAATGTTGCACTACATAGCTTTCTGTTTTCTCATCAAAACCCAAAAAACCACAAATTTCTACAAATGGGTTATTATCTGAATAATCAACTATTTCTTGTAGTTTTTGTTTTAAATTCATATATTTTGTGATCCTAAAGCTTTGTAATCAAAGCCGTCTGTGCCGGGGAACCCACCAAAGGGTAAAGGTTGTAGCGCGTTTTGGTTAGCTATAAACTGTTCAAACTTACCTACTGTGTAATCTAGCCTCCGTGTTTCAAATTGGTTGGTGTCGCCAAATCCTGTTAGGTGGTTATCTCCATCCGACTCATCAAGGCTAAGAAATTTACCGCTAACAGTAGCTGTATTCATGTCGTACCACCCCTTTAAATCCGTCCTTAACGATGACAAGTATCCTGTAGTTTCCCCATATGAAAGAGGTGCATAATCACAATAAAGATCTACACGTTTCTGTAGATTATTATCTGTTAAGTAATACTCTGAATCAGCTACACTATTCGCAGAACCTACCCAAGAAACTTCATCGTTAGATAGTTTTCTCCCCCAAACACAAACCTGAGCTATATCGCCACCAAAACAATTTTCTTTATTTATTTGATTGACGGGATCTTCGTTTACCCCTGTAGCCTCACCAAACACAGAAAAGAAATCAACACCCTTATCAAAGCCATGCGCTCTCATTGTGATCCTGTTTGAGTAACTAAATGCTCCGTATTGATTTTTGTATGGGTTAACAAGTATTTCAACATGGGGGCCACCCGCTCTGTATTTCCGTTTGATACCTCTAATAACTAAAAAGTTAAAATGTTCTGATGATGCTATTTTTGTGGGTATTTTTTTTGTATAGCTTCTATCATTGAAGTGTTGAGGGGCTGAAAGCTCTAAGAAGAGACCTTCTTCGCCTTGAATTGCAGAAGAAAAGTGTAGGTTAGCTGCAACGCAACTCGTAAATGATCCCGAAGTCGAAGCTCCACCCTCGTCTACAGGAGTAAAAAGTTTATTTGTTCTAGGTAAACCCTTAGTAGCGAATACTGTAGGGTCTGTAAAATTCCCCGAACTATCTTCAAATTGTTTTTCTCCACGCATCCAAAGAGAAACAGTCCACTCTTGGTTATTGAATACCCCTGTTAGATCGGGACGTAAAGTAGCTAAAGTTGCACCCTCCTCCCCATCTAGATGTAGATAATTAAAACCCGTTTCCTCCACACCTAAAGATATTCTTTTTAAGCTATCACTAGTAAATCTCTTTTGACACGCTTCGATTTTTTTACTGCATCCATCTTTTTGCCAGAAAGATGAGTTGTCCTCTGGGTGCTGACCAGAATTACCACTAACGCAAACATACCAAGTTTTATGAAAAATTGGTTCATTATCTTGTTCTCTTCCAACTATTATTCTTGAGTTTTCTAAATAAACAGGTTCTCCAGCATTGTAAGTTTTCTCCGCTTCGTAGAATAATTGACCCGTCCTTATCATTTCTTCGGTAGCATCTACCGTTACCCTTTCTCCAAGCACGTTAACGAAGGCACTTCCATCTTCTTGTTCAACAGGTTTAGCTTCATATTGGCAACCTAAACCTCTATATGTCCAATAACAGTATTTTGCATTTACCGTTCTATAATTTATGTCAAAGTTGTCAAGATCTAAAGGTAAATTAAGCTCAAACTCAACAAATGCTTTATTTTCTTGAACTTTTTGGCCTATTAAATATTTCTCTGTTGAGATTTCAGATTCAGTATTAGCTAGACCGAAAGGGTTTTGGCCATCGAAGTTTGCATCGTCCAAGTGTTTAACAAAAACTTTTGTTCTAGATATAGAAGCATTTTTAAAATCTTTATATTTACCCAGTAAAAAGGTAATCAACTTGTTATTATTGCTTACTTTAATTTTAGGTCGAGGTAAAGTGCCATCGCCAAAAACCCCAAAACCTTCGGATTCTATAGGGACTGGGACATATTGAATGCCCTGCCAAGTAATATTTTTGCCAAACATTGAACCGCCGTGGAAAGCGATAGATAGATTCGGGCTATTGGTAGTATCTGGACGCAATGTATATAACTCAACAATTGCTGTTGGCTGTAAATCCAACAAACTCCTTGCTACTTCATTTCTTCCTTCAGCCGCCATGTTTAATATTACACTTCTTTTACTATTATAGACAGGATAAATGATAATTAAACAACTAATCAACAAAGAAGAAGCTTGGGATGATTTTCAAGAATTCTGTCAAAAATCTAAACCTTTTAAAGTTTTCTGCTCAGGGTCTAGAATTATGCGAGAACAGTCAATCAAGAAATATTTTGATAATTTCTGGCGGGAATGTAATGTATATATCGCTAAGCTAAATAATGAAAATATTCTTTACATATTCAATAAGGAATGCGACAACTTTAATTTGATTGAGTTTGTATTCTCTACAAAACCCCGAAATATTAAGAAAACATTTGAAGCGGCTTATTCTATAATGGATTTTATCAGATCTGATAATCACAAATATTTTTCTTCAGTGATAAGGAGGACTTTTAAATCTGACTCATACAAAAAATGGGTTGATAGATACGATAAAAGAGCTATAATATTTAATGATAAGGACGAAACCGTCCTATGGTATAATACAGAAAAGATGAAAAAACAGCTTAAAGTAATAGGCACAAATGATAGCAGTAAACACCTACAAGATAAAATTGTGGATTACGATATAATTAACGTAGAATCTGGTATAAACGCCTGTGTAACTCAAATTAGTATTGATGAACAGAAGTATCTTTTTGACGGGAAGCGCGTCTCCTTACGAGAAGGCAAGTGTCTAATTGAAGGAATGATCTCTGATGATAAAACATTTGTAGCCAACATAACTTTAGAATTCACGCCGTAATGAATCAAGAATTAGTAAAATATCGTGTATACGATAAAAGAAAGAAGTATCATCACTCTTACCTTTTGAAGGATGAAGCAATTAATTGTGCCAAATATGTCTCTGGCTCAGTAAAAGTTGTAGAAGATGATGGGGAAAAAGAGATTTTTAACAGTAAAAAACAAGCAAAGTAATGTCTCTGGTCAAATCTATCTTAAAAAGCATTGAGTTGTATCTCGCCTTGAGGAACAAACTTGCGTTTTTTGAAATCACAGAAAAGCATAATAAACAGAAAAATGAATTTATCGAAGAAATTGAAAAGCTACGCGCTATTGGCGACAATGAGTCCAATGATCGCGCTGACTTCTTGCGGGGGCAGCTCCTCACCGAAAACAAGCAGTTTAAACATATATCAGCCGTCTTCCTTGAAGCTCAAGGCGGGTCAGTCGATTCAGACTGAGGAAGGGATTTACACTCCCCAAACTAACGAAGTTTGGCATTCAGACGCTCGTTATAGGAAGTTAGAGCGCGAAGTTTACAATCAATAATTAGCGCTTCCTTCTGAATAGAGGTAGTAAAGCTACAGTTAAAAATAGTAAAGAATTAGCTTCTGGCACTACTGGTAACGTAGTGCCATTACCTTGAACAAGAGAATTAGGAACAGCTTCATCAAACACAAAATTATCCATCCCAAAACAAAAGCCTGAATTACCGCACTCAGGACAGCTTGAATTTCCAGTGTGAGTTCCTGATACACCCCTATCAAAAATAACTACTTTATCGACATTATTAAAAGAGCTGGGCAGGAAAACATCTCTAGTGCTTGCTGCGCCCCAATCTACACTGGGTAAAGCGTATATTTCGGTAACAGAAGAACCATTTAAGTAGCCTTGAATTCCAATATTCTCTTCATTTGTAGCTGGTTGCCCACCAACAGAAGTATTCGAAGTTATCTGAAAATACTGTAAATCGAAAGGGTTGTTATTTTGAAGAGAGATCTCTATAGCAGAGATTGCAGTCCAATGACCGTGAATGACATCATTCCCCACATCATAATAATCACCTACAGTCTGAAAACTCCAATCTTCGGTAGGTGAAACATATTCAAGAATAACGGATTGTTCTTGATAGCTAATGACCCCATAATTTTGAGAAGTTGTAGTTGTGATGATAGTGCCACCTGATTCTAAGTCTGCCGTCCCACCTGTAAAGGTGACGATAGCTGCTTTGCAAAAACAACATAAAACAAATAGTGACAATAATAAAGGTGTTAATTTTTTCATTTTTTAAGTTTTTTAAGTAAGTAATTTTTGAGTTTTGACAATCTCCCAGTGACTTTGTTAAGTAATCTACTTAACTTGCTATCTTCTGGCGCGAAAAACGCAAGTGTCCCAACTATGCCCATTACCGCGATTACAAATTCAGGCAGCGAGGACATATAAGGCGCTAAAATTTTGTCGAATATTTCTTCCATGATTAATAATCAGATAGTTTCGGGGGATTGGTAGGAGGCTCATTGGAATTAATTTTGAGATCCTCCCTTGCTTCAAGTAATTCCTTGTCTCTTTTTATTCTCTCCTCTTCAGCAAGCTCATCTTTTTCTTCGCCCTCCTCAGAAGAGGGGTTAGACCCTTTTATGTCACCATACCCTTTTTCAGCGTATTCTCTAATGCCTTCGAAGGTTGAAATGCCTAAAACTGACTCAGTAAACCTATTGAATTTGGAAAATGCCCCATATTCTTGCTCTGTAACAACAGCTATCTCTATACCTTCCGTTTTCGCTGCTTTGGCTTGGAAATAGGTTCCGCTTGCAATCGTCATTAGCCCAGCAGTTCCCATTGCTGCCATTTTTTGAGTTGTAGCAGCTATAACTCCAACCCCTACCGTGACGTTTTTTGATTTTTTCGTTAGCCTCTTATTATTTTTATCTGTTTCTATAAGCTTTTCCAAGTTAGAATCATCTGAAGATTCACCTTTGACTTCTGAGTTTTCTTCCTGCTCTTCAGGGGGCGATTCAACTTCTTCTTCTGTGTCCTCTACTATCTCAACCCCACAATCCTCACAAACACACTTTTGATCATCTAAATGCTTGACCCTTTGCAGCAACGTCCAAGCCGTCTCTCGCGCATACCTGTCAAGATCGGAGATGACCTCGCTATCATCTGGGTTACAGTATTTTAAAGCGAAAGCCTCGGCTTCTTCAAGATTTTTATCTGTTTCCCCCATTTGATTTTAATTACACCTAAATCAAATTTTTTGAAATATTTTAATATTAATTAAAATAAATTGTGTAATTAAATCTATGGATCATTGGACAATTATCTCATCCGTAGTGTCAGCATTATTCGGGGGAGCTTTGTGGAAATATATGAGTCAAAGACTAAGTGCCGAACATCAGATAAAAAAATTAGACTACCAAACAGAAGGAGTCCTGCTCAGTAATCTAATTGATAGGGTAAGTAAGCTAGAAGCCCTACTTATCAGCTCTTCTGAAGAAAAAGAAGCTATGAGGGTTCAAATAAGTGAACTGACCATCCAAGTCACAGAATTAAAAGTCGAAATTAAATTTTTAAGGGAAGAAAATCAAAGACTTAGAGATGAGAGTCAAACTAAGTAGCAATTGTATAAAGGTTGATTACCTTGCTTAAAATCATTTGCATAAATATGAACAGATTGAGGACTCTTATTAGGTCTGCGAATCACTCCAGATAGGTAGTCTTTACCCTTTTTGCTTTTCTTGATCCAAAAAGCGCCAGCCTCCTCCCTTTCTGAGTTGTTAGAGATTTTATAACAAATTCGATCAGGTTGATTTTTGTCCTCTGAACGGTTTTTGAAGATGTGAAAGCACTCAGGCTTATCGTCTTCAATCATGACAGAACCAGACAAATAATTATTGCCTAATACATCTTTTTTGATCCAAAATCCACCAACTCTCTTTTTACTCCAATCACTGGAAGAGTCCTTCCGTTGCTTTAATGAAGTCTGATTTGTGTTGAGATGGGACACGTTGGTACTGGCGCTTGAATCTTCTGTAGTTCCTTCTTGATGTCGGGTCTTCATTGACTAATGATAATGCTTTTCTAATTTTTTTGCAAGTTTTTCCGCTCATAATTTTGCTATGTAACATTCTGAGGTTTTTATGAAACCTAATTTTTTGTAAAGTTTTTTTACCTTGTCTTTTTTTGGAGATTTTTCCGAAATGCCCATAGATATGTATTCGAAACCGTTATTTTTAGCAAATTTTATTGCCGTAGCAAACAGTTTGTAACCTGCCTTGGGGTTAGCTGACAACCAAACATATTCAGAAAAAATCTCTTGTCCATGTTTTGGGCTTTTATCTTTAATAAAAATTATCACAGCATCATATTTACCCAAATTATTTAGGTTAGCCCACACAAACACATTAAAAGCTAACATTCTATCATGCCCAAAAGCTTTTTTTATTGCGTCTCCATTATTGGGTACTAGGTAATAATAATTATTAGACTCCTCGTTGAGGTCTAGATAACTAGAAACGTTATCTACAACCTTGCAAAATTCATCCGCGCTAACTATTCTTTTGATCATTTGTGTAAAAGCCCAATAAGCTTACGGATCTCTTTACTTGGAATATCTTTCCAAGACTTCCATTTTGCAACGTCCTCATTTTTGTAAGTTTCATCCTTCCAAAACACCTTCAGCATTTCAATAAAATCTTCAAATGAGGATACACCCTTTTTAGACAGCAAAGTTTTTTGTAAAAGGCCAATAGGTGTGGTGGCTGCTGCCTCCACAGATTCCACAGAGATGCTATTATTAGCCCCCTTCGACTTATCGATCTCATCTGCACCCACGATATGGATGTTCAAGAAGTTACGAACGCAGCGAACAAAAGCTCTATTGCAAGCTATCGTCTCCAAGAATTTCGAAGCAAATGAATCTGTATTATCTAATGTGGCGTTAGCTACGTCTTGATAGGCTACCCGCTCTTTTCCGCTCTCATAATTAGCAGACCAAAGAATTTCGCAAGAAGCAACAACGTAACTCTCAGATACATTGTCAACCTCAAATGACACATTCTCAAAACCCCTAAGTCGAGCGAGTTCTTTAATACCTCCAAGCATGATGAGTAACTGATTGTCAGCTAAACCTTCAGAAGAATCTGGTACAGGCTTGTTCCTGTAATTAAACCAATCTCGATTCGGGTAAAGAAACTCAGGTTTGATCATAGCTCGCCAATTTACCGAACCATCTTCATTAAAGATGTAATCAACATTCTCTAGGAGACCATGCTCATCCCTCTTGTAAAGATCGGGTCCGAATAGTTTTTTCTTGGTGGCTTTCTTAGCTGCTTTTTTCTTGCTCATAAATATAGAAGTGTTTGGACTCTTCCCAGTATTCAGGAGTATCCAACACTTTATCGCAGGAGTCAAGCCCTTTTTTGTAATGAGCGTAACTCATGTAGACCTTATCCCCTTCAATAAGTTTTTTGTTTGTTAAAAACTTGGCATTTTTAGAACACTCTACCCTATCCTTGTCATCATCTTTAAGATGAACTTGACAATCAAAATATCTATTCCTTAATTCAGGCAAGTCCTCTTCTTTTTTAGATAGCAAAATAAAATCAATATTTAACTTCTTCAAAGCCTCAAAATACTCTTCAGGGATCGTATCATCTTTATCTTGGATTGTGTATATAATCCTTTTTATGTTATCTTTATATTGAAGTAACATGTTTACCTGTACTAACTGATCTGTCAGTAATACTACTTCGTGATTAGAGAAATAGTAAAGTAGAGGCTCTTCCTCCACTCCATAATCAATACGAACAAAAATGCTTTTTGGTAAGCCTTCCACTATTGAAGTGGGTATAACCTCTACAATTTTTTGATAATAAGAATCGCCAATATTTAATGTTTTAAAATTAAAGGTTAAATGGGATAACCCACAAAACTCTAATATTTTTTCGCAAATTAACTCTGGTTTAATCGAATCTATTTGTTTTTGTGGATCATGACTAGAAAAACATGGTTTACAACTCCAATCTGGCTCTAGACAAACTTTATTTTTAAAGCTACCCCAAAAAGGCTTTGTGTTGCTTGCATAATTGCTGCCATACAAGGTGATAGTTTTTACATCTTGAGAACTGGCATACTGAGATAAATAACTATCAGGGCCAATATAAAGCATACTTTTTGAGACTATGTAAGCTTCATTTTTAAAGCTACAACTCAAATGCCTATTTGCTCCAACAATTGGATTTTCACCTCCGATTTGGTATATTTTAATATTATGATCTCTTAAAGTCTTACCTATAAGCTGGAAGATTGTAGAGTAATGTTTATAAATTTTAGATTGATTTTGATCGCCATCAAAAAATACTATAAACTTTTCATCCAAGCATGGAAAGAAATGTTGTTGGACATCTGGCCTAGAGGCTTTTACACCTAAACTCTTTGAGTATTCATGAAGTAAGTGAGACATTATACAAACGAAAATTCGTGTTTAGTGATTCCATTGTGCGTGAAGGATACTGATTTCTGAGTGGTT